TGCAGCATGGTGAAGTTGGGGCCGCAGGACCGGATCGATGCGATGATGGCTCTGGCGGGCAAGGCTGCCGGGGCTTCGGCGGCGGTGTTCCAAACGGGGATCGAGGCGGAGGCGGTGGCGGCGGTGCTGGCCCGTGCCACGCCGCCCGCTGATGTGGGGCCGGTGCCGGTGGCCCCGGCGCGCGGGGCGATGCGGATTGAAACCGACCGTGAGGTGGTGAACGGGCTGACCAAGCGGGTGCTGGGCAAGCGGCTGGAACAGGCGGATGTGTTCGACGTGATGATCGCCCAGGCGCGGCGGCGGCATGGCGATGCGGCGGGGTTCGTGCCGCCGTTTACGCCGGGGCAGGTCTATATGGCGCGGCACTATCGCGGGCTGACCGAACGCCATGCGGCAGGGGGTGTGCGCTGTGCGTCGCTGGAAGCGGGGCGGGAAGGGGGTTCGGGTGGCGATTTCATGGATGCCTATCTGGCGGTGGGGCGGGAACTGGACCGGCTGCACGGGCGGATCGGGCCGGGGCAGGCGCTGGTGCTGCGGCGCGTGCGGCCGTCACAGCGGGGCAGCCGGGTGGGAATCAGCGACAGGTCTGTCGTGGATATGGTCTGTCTGGCCGGGATGACGCCGGGCGGGGTGCTGCAGGCGCATGGCTGGTCGGTCAAGGTAGAGTATCTTGCGGGGGTGCGGACCGCCCTCTGTGGGGCGCTGGACCGGATGCAGGGGTATGATCTGCAGTGGTGGGCAAGATAGGGGATTGACATAAAGTCAGTCTGTGCGCATGACTCTTGTCATTATCCACAGTTGCGCCCGCCGGTCCTGCCGCGCGGGCGTTTCGCTTGGGTGATTGGCGGGTGTGACCGGGAGGCGCGGATGGGACGGCTGAAGCAGCTGGCCCCCGTGCTGACCCGGTTGCCGCCCCGGATCGGGTTCCTGGAACCGAAGAGTGCAGCCGCGGCATCGCGTGACAGGGATGCGGGGCTGGCATGGCGGCGGTGGTACAAGACCGCGCGCTGGCAGCGCCTGCGCTGGTCGGTGCTGGTGCGCGATCTGTTCACCTGCGGGATGTGCAGGCGGCTGGAAGCGGACACGTCAAAGCTGGTGGCGGACCACAAGGTGCCGCACCGGGGCAGTGAGGTGCTGTTCTGGGACGATGGCAACCTGTGGTGCCTGTGCAAGACCTGTCACGACAGCGAAAAGCAGCGGCAAGAGGCGCGGCACAGGCGATAGGGGGGGGGTGGTCCAATCTCTGGACCCCCCTGCGGCCTAGACCGGCGTGCTTTCACATTCGGGGGTTTTTTTCGGGGGATGGGGATGGAATCGCAGGATGCCACCGGGGAGGCGGCTCAGGTTGACCTGTTCGGTCTGCCTGTGGTGCCGATCAGGGACAGGCGCGGACGCCCGTCTTACGCCAAAACCAAGGAAAATCAGATGTTTGTGGCGGCGCGGGCTGCTGCCGGGTGGTCGCATGAGCGGATTGCCACAGACATGGGGATCGATGACGACACGCTGCGCAAACATTTTTCGGGTGAGCTGCAGAATGGCCGCGTCTATGTCGAGGGGATGATGATCGACGTTCTGATGCAGCGGACGCGCGAAGGGCATGTGCCGTCGATCCGGATGCTGAAGGATATCATCGACCCGCATCCCGACCGCGCGCCGAAGGGGGCCGGGGACAAGAAGGGCAAGACGCCGGTTCTGGGCAAGAAGGAAGCGGCAGTTGCGGCGGCGAAGCGGCCGCCGATGGGCTGGGGCGATCTGCTGGATGGTGAAGGAACGGTCCAGTAATGGCGTTCGACTTCGCCTGTCCTGACTGGGCGGAGAAGCTGGCGCGCGGCGAGACGCCGATTGCCGATCTGCCGCTGGATATGGTGAAGGCGGAACGGGCGGTCGGTATCTTCAACAAGCTGCGGCTGCCGGATGTGATCGGGCAGCCGGAGCTGCGCGAGGCGGCGGGCGAATGGATGCGCGACATCGTGCGCGCCGCCTTCGGGTCGATGGCCAGCAGTGCGGCGGGGCCGGAAGTGCGCCAGGTGGGCGAAATCTTCATCCTGGTGCCGAAGAAGAATTCGAAGACGACCAGTGCAGCGGCGATTGCGCTGACCTTTCTGCTGCTGAACAAGCGGCGCAATGCGGACATGCTGATCATCGGCCCGACGCAGAAGATCAGCGAAGTGGCCTTCGAACAGGCGCGCGGGATGATCGAGGCGGACCCGGACGGGTTTCTGCAGAAGCGGTTCCACGTGCAGGGTGGAAACATAAAGACGATCCGGGACAGGACCACAAATGCCCGCCTGATGGTGCGCACCTTCGGTATGGATGTTCTGACCGGAGTGAAGCCGATCTTTGCCCTGATCGATGAAATCCACGTTCTGGGGTCGGTGCCCTATGCGGCGGATGTGATCCGGCAAATCCGGGGCGGGATGATGCCGTTCCCGGAATCGCTGCTGGTGATGATCACCACGCAGTCCGACCATCCGCCGGAAGGGGTGTTCAGGACCGAACTGCACTATGCCCGTGGCGTGCGGGACGGGAAGATCACCGAGCGGGTCAAGACGCTGCCGGTGCTGTACGAGTTTCCGGAAGCGATCCAGATCAGCAAGGACAAGGCCTGGCTGAACCCGGATCTGTGGCCGATGGTGACGCCCAATCTGGACCGGTCGATCACGCTGGATGCGCTGCTGGATGGCTATGCGCGGGCCAAGGAAGATGGCACCGGCGAAATCATTGCCTGGGCCACGCAGCATCTGAATGTCGAAGTCGGGCTGGCGCTGCATTCGAACCGTTGGATCGGGGCCGATTTCTGGCAGGGGGCGAAAGACGCGCTGCCGGTGACGCTGGACGCGATCCGCGAGCGCTGCGATGTGGCGGTGGTTGGCATCGACGGCGGCGGGGCGGATGACCTGCTGGGGCTGTGCGTGATCGGGCGGTGCCGCGAGACGATGGCTTGGCTGGCCTGGTTTCATGCCTGGGCCCACCCGACGGTGCTGGAGCGGCGGAAAGAGATTGTGCCGGTGCTGCGCGATTTCGAAGCGGCGGGCGACCTGACGATCTGCGCCTGGCCGACGCAGGATTTCGAAGAGCTGACGCAGATGATCGGCGCGCTGAACGATGACGGGCTGCTGCCGGCCGAAGCCGCCGTTGGCCTGGACCCGGCCGGGGTGGCGGCGCTGGTGGATGAGTTGACGCTGGCGGGGATTGCCCCGGCGCAGATGGTGGCGGTGGGGCAGGGCTACCGGCTGTCATCGGCGATCTGGGGCATGGAACGCAAGCTGATGGATGGCACGTTCCGCCACGGCGGGCAGCCGATGATGGCTTGGGTGCTGGGCAATGCCCGTGCGGAACAGAAAGGGAATGCCGTGCTGATCACAAAAGAGACGGCCGGCAAGGCAAAGATCGACCCGCTGATGGCCGGGTTCAACGCCTTCATGCTGATGGCGCGGAATCCGCAGGCGGGGCGGGCGGCGTCCTATCTGGACACCGAAGAACTGCTGGTCATGTGATGTTCGGTTTCCTGCGAAAGAACGCCGCAGTCACGCTGAACCAGCTGGCCGGAATGGCAGGCTGGGTGGGCTGGGGCACCTCTGCTGGCATGTCGGTGAACGAAACGACGGCGCTGGACGTGCCTGCCGTGTTCTGTGCCGCCCGCGTCATCGCCGAGGGGCTGGGGCAGATGCCGGTGCGCATCGTGCGCGACACGTTTGATGCCCGTACCGGGCTGGACCGGATGAAGATCGACCGCGCGCATTGGGCACACCGGCTGCTGGCCGTCCGCCCAAACGAGTGGCAGACAAGTTTCGAGTTTCGCGAAGGCATGGTCTTCAACGCGGCCCTGGGTGTGGGGGCCATCGCGATCAAGAATGTGATCAATGGTCAGGTGCGCGAGCTGCTGCCGGTGCCGGTCGGATCGTGGTCGGTCGAGCAACTGGCGGACTGGTCGCTGCGCTATCGCGTCGACTACAGCGACAAGACGCATGGCTATTTTTCGCGCGACGAGGTGTTCGTGCTGCGCGGGCCGTCGATGGACGGGTTCAAGGCGCTTCCGGCAGTCAGGCTGGCGCGCGAGGCCATCGGGCTGTCGAAGGCGCTGGAGCGGCAGCAGGCAAAACTTGCCGGGAATGGCGGCAAGCCTTCGGGGGTGCTGTCGTTTGCGCAGCCGCTGAAGCCGGAAACGAAAGACAAGTTGCGCGAGACCTGGCAGGCGCGGTTCGGATCGAACGGCGAAGGCGGCATTGCCATCCTGGACGGGGACGCAAGTTTCCAGACGATGACGATGACCAGCGTCGACGCGCAGTACATCGAAACAAGGCGCATGCAGATCGAAGAGATTGCCCGGGTGTTCCGTGTGCAGCCGATTATGATGATGCAGGCCGACAAGGCGGCAACCTTTGCCAGCGCAGAGCAGATGTTCCGCAATCACCTGGTGCACACGCTTGGGCCCTGGATTGCCCGGTTTGAAGAGGCAGCAAACCGCGACATTCTGGCCAATGAAACCGGACTTCGCGTGGATCTGGACGAGCGCAACCTGCTGCGCGGCGATTTCAAGGATCAGGCCGAGTATTACGCCAAGGCGCTTGGCGCTGGCGGCACGCCGGCATGGATGACGCAGAACGAGGTCAGGGCCGAGATCGGCCTGAACCCGGTAGAGGATGACGGCGCGAACCGGCTTTCCGCTGGCGCGATGAACCCCGGCCAAGGGCCGGAAGGGGCATAGAATGGAATTCAAGCACCTTTCCATCGAGTGGAAGGCCGACGATCAGGGCCAGATCGAAGGCTATGGGTCGGTCTTTGATACGGTCGATCTTGGCGGTGACATCGTTGCGCCGGGGGCGTTTAAGCAGTCCCTGGCCGGTAGCCGGCGCGTAAAGATGCTGTTTCAGCACGACAAATCGTCGGTCGTCGGTGTCTGGAACACCATGGAAGAGGATGCCAAGGGGCTGCGCGTGGCCGGCCGGATGCTGACGACAGTGCGCGCGGGTGCAGAGGCTTACGAGCTGGTCAAGGCGGGTGCGATCGACGGGCTGTCGATTGGCTTTAGCGCGGTCAAGAGCATAGATCGCAACGGCAAGCGGGTGATCCTGCAGGCGGACCTTTGGGAGGTGTCGCTTGTCACCTTTCCGATGAATGAAATGGCGCGGATCGATGCGGTCAAGGCCGCCGGTCTGAGCGAAAGAGAGTTGGAACGGATGCTCACGCGGGACGCTGGGCTTTCCCGTTCCGTAGCTCTTGCCCTGATGGGCGGGGGCTACAACGGCATCAAGGCCATGCGGGACGCTGGCGATGATGGCGCGGAAGAAGTCGCAAGCCTTCTGAGGCTTCGCACATCCCTGTAATCGCCATTAGAGGAGTTTTCCCATGGCACTGGACGATCTGAAGCCCCTCATCGAAGAGGGCAACAAGACCATTGCGGCCATTCGTGCCGAAGTGGAAGGCGTGAAGCAGGCCGATGTTCTGACCGAGCAGAAACTTGCCCGCATGGAAACTGACCTGGCGGCAACGCTGAAGGCCAAGCAGGACGCCGATCTGGCCCTGAAAGCCCTGGAAAACCGCCTGGCCGAGATCGAGACGAAAGGCAACCGCCCCGGATCGACTGCGGCAACGCAGAAGGCCGCGGAAGAGCACAAGGCGGCCTTCATCGATTTCATGCGCAAGGGCACAAACGGCGGGGCAATGGACCGGCTGTATGACCTGCAGCAGAAGGCGGCAGACGTGCGCACCGCAACCGGTGCCTCGGGCGGTTTCGGTCTGCCCAAGGAAATCGCGGATCAGGTCGAAAAGATGATTCTGGACGTGTCGCCGATCCGGCAGATTGCGCGTGTGGTACAGACCGGCACGACGGACTATCACCAGCTGGTCAACCGTGGCGGCCTTGCGGCGGAATGGGCGGGGGAAACCAGCACCCGGACGCTGGATACCGCGACCCCGGACTTCGGCGACTGTGCACCGACGTTCGGCGAACTTTCCGCCGTGCCTGCCGCAACCCGCCACTCGATCAACGACCTGTTCTTTGATGTCGAGGGCCTGCTGGTAGCAGACGGCGCTGAGCGGTTCGCGATTGCCGAAGGCACTGCCTTTGTTTCGGGCAGCGGCACGAACCAGCCGACCGGTTTTCTGACCGGTACGCCGGTGGTGACCGGCGATGCAACCCGCGCGTTCGGTACGCTGCAGTATTTCTTCACGGGTGCGGCCGGCGCGCTGGCTGCAAACCCGTGGGACAGCCTGAAGGACATGCTGTACGGGCTGAAGGCCGGGTATCGCCAGAATGCCTCGTGGGTCATGAACAGCCTTGTTCTGGCGGCCCATGCCAAGGTGAAGGACACGACGGGCCAGTATCTGCTGACCCCGGCGGTGCGCGAAGGCGACCCGGATACGATGCTGGGCCGGCGCATCGTGGTTGCGGAAGACATGCCCAACGTGGGCGCGAACACCTTCCCGATTGCTTTTGGCGATTTTTCGCGGGGCTACCTGATCGCCGACATTCCCGGACTGTGGATGGTGCGCGACGAAATCACGAAAATGGGCTGGGTGCGGTTCCCGATGGCAAAGCGCGTCGGTGGCCGGGTGCTCGACTCTGCGGCGATCAAGCTGCTGAAGGTTGCCACGTCCTGATCGGAATTGTCAGAGGGGGCGGCGAAAGCTGCCCCCTTCACTGTTCCGGCAAGGGGGTGGCATGAAACTTACACGCATCACGCCGCCGTCGGCGCACCTGATTTCGCTGCAAGATGCCAAGGATCAGTGCCGCGTCGACGGCGATACCGAAGACGGGCTGATTTCCGACTATATCGCTGCGGCGACCGGATGGCTGGACGCGCGCGACGGTGTATTGGGCGAGGCCCTTGTGACGCAGACCTGGCGGCTTACGCTTTCGGCGCGCCCCGAGGCCAGCATCCGGTTGCCGCTTGGGCCGGTCCAGTCGATTGCCGAAATCCGGTACTTTGACACGGCAGGCGTGGAGCGCGTTTTTGCGACCACGCTGTATCGCCTGGTGTCCGGCGTTGTCGAACTTGTGCCGCCTGCCGTCTGGCCGGAAGCCGAAGATCG